TGCCCGGCCCGGCATTGTCCTGGAGTCTGACAACCCGATCCCGGCCGAAGCGTCGGAGCGGCTAAGGGAGCAGTGGGAGCGGATGCACCGCGGGCCGGACCGGGCACACCGCACGGCGGTCTTGCCTAACGGCGTGAAGGCCCACGAGCTCAGCGGCTCAAACGAAGCGGCGCAGTTTCTTGAGACTCGCCAATATCAGGTGATTGAGATATGCCGGGCGTTCCGTGTGCCACCGCACATGATTCAAGACCTGACTCGCTCGACGTATTCAAACATTGAGGTGCAGGGCACGGAGTTTGTGCAGCACTGTCTCCTGCCGCATCTGAAGAGGTGGGAGTCTGCTATTGCCCGCGATCTGATTGTCGATGATGAGCGGTACTTTGCCGAGCACTCGGTGAGCGGAATGCTGCGAGGCGATCACACGAGCCGCTCTGCCTATTATGTTTCCGCTCTTTCGCACGGCTGGATGACAGTGAACGAAGTGAGAGAGTTAGAAAACCTCAACCCGATCGGGCCAGAGGGGGACGTTCACTACATCCCCCAGAGCATGACAACGCTCGGGCAGATTGGAGAGCCGCCGCAGGACACGCCGGGCGAGCCAGCGGACGGCACACCAGAAGACGATGCCGAAGACACGACTACCGCCCAGGAGGTGCCGACGAATGGAACTTGAGCGCCGCGACTTCGCCTTTGACGAGACTGACGAGCTCATCGTTGAGCAGCGTGCTGACGGCCGGGCAGCCATCATCGGCTACGCCGCCGTCTACAACCGCATGAGCCTTGACCTGGGCGGGTTCAAGGAAGAAATCCTGCCGGGTGCTTTTGACAAGGTGCTGAGCCGCCAGCGTGGCAAGCAGGACGTGGTGGCCCTGTTCAACCATGACAGCAACATCGTGCTCGGTCGCACCTCAAGCGGCACACTGGAACTCTCCAGCGATAGCAAGGGGCTGCGGTACGTGGTCACTCCGCCCGTGAGCCGTGCCGACGTTCTGGAACTCATCGCCCGCAAGGACGTGGCTGGCAGTTCATTCGCGTTCACGGTTGGAAAAGACGGGGAAGCGTTCCGAACTGGCGACGGTGGCCAAGCCATCCGCCAGATCCGCGAGGTGAGCGGCCTGTACGACGTTGGCCCAGTGCTCACGCCTGCGTACCCGTCAACGTCTGCCAGCGTCGCCATGCGTTCCTACGAGGCATGGATTGCATCGCAGTCCTCCGAAGAGCCGGCAGTTCGGGCGGTTAGTTCGCGTTCGGCCTTGCGGGGCGTCGCCGCCGCCTGGGCTGCCACCTTAAGGCTCAAGAATGTCTGAGGCCCGCTGCACCTGCGGCGAGAAGTTGCGGACACGCTCAAGCCGCGCATGCGGCGAAGAGAGACAGCGTTACATGCGCTGCCCAAGGTGCGGCGCTCGTGCCGTCGTGTTTGTAAAAACAACACATTCGGAAGTCCGGTTCTGCAAGAGGCCGGCACGCTAGAGGCACAGTGGAATCCATCGGCAATACCGCCGGCGGAGATATACCACGTGGACAACCTCAAGAAACTGCAGGACGAGGCCGTTAACCTCGCCAACCGTATCGACGCCGTGCGTGCGATCGAGAGCACCGATGCCGACAAGATTGCCGAGCGTGATCTTGAACTCGAGGCGATGAACACCGAGGCCGGCAAGCTGGCCAAGCGGATCGACTTTGAGAAGTCGGTGGCCGAGTCGGCCAAGAATCTCCGCAGCGTGGTTGACCGCTGCACGCCGGCTCCCGAAGTGACCGAAGAGCGTAGCGAGAAGGTCCGCGTTGAGGCGGTGCCGTTCTCTGGCCGGCTTCGTGCGTTTGAGAACGCCAAGGACGCCTACTCGGTGGGCATGTGGTTCAAGGCTAAGAGCGGCGACGCCGACGCGAAGCGGTGGTGCCATGACCACGGCGTTGAGGCTCGTGCCCAGGGCTCGACCGGCGCTACGACCGGATCTGCATTCGTGCCGGATTCGTTGTCATCGGCCGTGATTCGCTTAGTTGACCAGTACTCCGCGTTTGCGCAAAACGCCACCAACGTGGTCATGCCGAGCGACGTGCTGCTGTTCCCGCGACGGACGGCCGGTGCGACCGCGTACTGGATCAATGAGAACTCGGCCATCACTGCGAGCGACCCCACTTCCAATCAGGTCACTCTGACTGCGAAGAAGGTCACGGGTGCGGTGACGATTGCGAGCGAGCTCCTGCAGGACTCCATCGTGTCGATCGCCGACTGGATCGCTGCTGAGCTCGCCCTGACGCTCAGCAACGCCGTGGAAGAGGCTGCGTGGAGCGGCAACCCCAGCAACGCCCCAGCGGTTGCCGGGCTCGTCACGACCTACACGGGTGGCCTGCTGGCGGCGTCTGCTGCCACCTATGCCGCCTCGCTCGTGACGGCTGCCGGTGACACGCCCGACGAGGTTACCAAGGCCAACCTGCTGGCCATGATGGCCAGGGTTCCGCAGCACTCACGTGCCGGTGCCAAGTGGTTCTGCTCGCCGTTCTTCTTCGCGGCGTGCATGCAGAACCTTGACTTGGCCCAGGGCGGTTCGGTTGGTCTGTCGCAGGGCATGGGTCCGACGTTCCTCGGCTCGGAAGTCGTCCTCACCGACCGCCTGCCGGCCGGTGCGGACTCGACGGGTGCCATCATGGCGCTGTACGGCAACATGGCCAACAGTTCCTACTACGGCATCCGCCAGGCCATCGAGATCGCCAGCAGCGATCAGGTGAACTTCCTGTCGGACCAGACCGTGATTCGGGCAGTGGCTCGCGTTGCCATCACGCACGCGAACCTGGGCACCGACACCGTGGCCGGCCCGATGATCGGCCTCGTTGGTGCGTGAGCCTGACGGCTTGACGAGTGTGCAATCTTGAGCGGGCGGCTTCCACGACGGGGCCGCCCGCTCTCTTTCTTTGAGGCACCATGCTCGTCAAGGTAGGTGGCACCGAAGTTGACATCCGAGTGGAAGCCGTGCTCTCCATGCCACGGCTCTCGTTTACGGCCAACCACTTCGCCTGGGCCCAGGCCCTGATGCCGCTCGGCATTCGCCCCACCATGGGCACGGGTGCGTTCTGGGATCAAGTAAATACCCGCGTGATGGAGCAGTTCATTGACTCGTGCGAGTACCTCCTCGCCATCGACTACGACACGTTTTTCACCAAGCAGGACGTTGAGCAGCTGTTCGCGATGGCCATGACGTTTCAGTGCGACGCCATCACTGGCATGCAGACCAAGCGTGAAGACGGCCGCCCGATGCTGACGCTTAAAGGCACGCTGGACAATCCGCCAGATGATGGGCACACGCAGGTGCCAAAGGAATGGTTTGCCGAGCCCGTGCAGGAAGTGGATACCGCCCATTTCGGCTGTACCGTCATCAGCACGGCGGCTCTTAAGCGAACAAAGAAGCCGTGGTTCTGGAGCAAGCCAGACCCGCAAGGCTCGTGGGGTGACGGCAGAATTGATTCTGACATTGCGTTTTGGAAAACCTGGCGAGACAGCGGCAACCGCGTCTTCGTCTCGCCGCGTGTTGTTTTGGGCCACGGTGAGTACGTCGTGACGTGGCCCGGCAAGAACCTTACTGCCCCTGTTTTTCAGTGGACTACTGAGTTCACGAACACGGGCAAGCCGCCAGAATCTGCATGGAGTGTGGGCTGATGCCGAAAATCATGTTTACCCGCGCGTGGCGTGGTTACCGCAAGGGGCAAGTGGCTGAGCTTCCTGGCGGGATCACCACGCAGCTGCTCGCTCAGCGTGTCGCTGTAGAAGACAACCAGCCGACGCTGATCGAAACGGCTGCCCTTGAGCACGACGTAGAAACCGCAGACGCCACGCCGAAGAGGAGAGGCCGCCGTGCAGTATCGAAGCCTGACTCGACAGACGCCGCCAGCCGTTGAGCCCGTCACGCTTGCGGAAGCTAAGGCCCATCTGCGGGTTGATACGAGCGAAGATGACGCTTACATCGGCACGCTGATCACTGCGGCCCGCGAGTGGTGCGAGCAGTACCTAGATCGCACGCTGGTCAACACTCAGTGGGTGATGCGGTTCGACTCGTTCCCGCCAGACGGCACCCACGACATCGAGCTACCACGGCCGCCTATGGCGACGGCTGGGACCACTACGGCAGTGGCCCTGACGTTCACCTATGAGAACGGCACGACGGCCACCTACTCCACGGCCAGCTACCGCGTGGACCGCAGCAGCACGCCAGGGGCGGTAAAGACTTTGTACGGCCAGACGTGGCCGCCGCACCTGATGGATGACAACGCCATCAGCGTGACGTGGTGGGCCGGCTACGGGGCCGCTGGCTCAAGCGTGCCTGCCGCCATTCGCCACGCCTGCCTGATGCTGGTTGGCCACTGGTACGAAAGCCGCAGCACGGTGCTCGTGGGCAGCATCAGCAAGCCGCTTGAGTTTGCTGTGGAATCGCTTCTCTCGTCACAGAAATGGGGCAGCTACCAATGAGCCTTGAAGGACGAATCAACGTAGACGTGCTGTTCCACGACAAGGACGGCACGGCATCGCTCAAGGTGGTGAGCCTGCAGGACTCGCAGGCGTACACCACTGGCAAGGTTGCGGTGATCACTGGGACGCTGGGCACGGCGAGCTCAACAATCTCGCACACCGGCTCGTTTCGTGGTGCTGATGGAGAGTATGTATCCATTACGTCTGTGAACTACGCCGTCTTTCGCTTTGACGGCACGGGCGGAAGCTTCAAGCGTCTAGCGATCGGCAACGCCACCATCAGGTCAAACGACAGCATCGTGGCTGCTTCCTGCGTCGGTGGTGACGATACCGGGCAGTTCACAATCAGCGGAAACCAAGGAAGCACGGGCACCTACACCGTCGTGCTCTATGGCACATGATTGACGCCGGCAGCCTCCGCGAGCGCGTAACGGTGCAGCAGGCGTCCGAGTCTCGGAACGCTCTCGGGGAAACCGTGCTCTCATGGGCCACGTTTGCTGAACGCTGGGCCAGCGTAGAAGGCGTCTCTTCCCGCGAGCTTCTGCAGTACGGGCAGCAGCAGATTGAGGTTTCGCACCGCGTCCGCATGCGGTGGCTTGACGGGCTGACGCAATCCATGCGGATCGTCTGGCGTGGCCGCACGCTGGAGATCGTCAGCCTGCTTGAGCACGGGAACCGTAGCGAGCACGAGCTC